TCCGCTGCCCTGGTCCTGGCTCCGCTGCCCTGGTCCTGGCTCCGCTGCCCTGGTCCTGGCTCCGCTGCCCTGGTCCTGGCTCCGCTGCCCTGGCTCCGCTGCCCTGGCTCCGCTGTCCTGGCTCCGCGCTCCGCGCTCCAAGCGCCAGGGGGCCCCAGGGCTGAATCTGGCCACAGAATCAACGGGTTACGCCACCCGGCCCGCGATTCTGGCCCATCGGCGGCGCAAGTGATGGCTTCGGCCTTGTTTCTCTCAAATAATCCGGTAAAAAATGATATGGATTAACTGGTACGGGAATTGCCTTCCAAACACCCCCATATTAGTGTTTCACGTGAAACATCATCACTCAGGGACCCTCATGCTAAGAACAGAGACACCAGAGATCGAGGAGCGGAGACTGAAGCTGGAATTGCGCTTGGCGCAGATGTCAGAAGTAGAGGGGTGTAGGGAAGACTTCTTAAAGTACGTCCGCAAAGTGTGGCCTGAATTTATTGCAGGGGCCCACCACAGAATGATTGCAAAGAAATTTGAGGATATTGCAAACGGCAAGAACAAGAGGCTCATCATCAACATGCCTCCCCGCCATACGAAATCTGAGTTTGCAAGCTATCTCTTTCCCTCATGGGTCATTGGCCGTGCTCCGAAGACCAAGATCATCCAGACCACGCACACCGCAGAGTTAGCCGTAAATTTTGGAAGGAAGGTTCGCAACCTTTTGGATACGGGCGAGTACACGTCGATATTCGACAATGTGTCCTTGCAGGCGGACAGCAAGGCTGCCGGGCGGTGGTCCACGAACCAAGGTGGGGAGTATTTTGCAGCGGGTGTCGGTGGTGCGATAACCGGGCGCGGTGCTGATTTGTTGATTATTGACGATCCGCATTCCGAGCAGGACGCGCTTTCCGAGACGGCGATGGAGCATGCGTATGAGTGGTATACGTCGGGTCCCCGGCAGAGGCTCCAGCCTGGGGGTGCCATTGTTATTGTTATGACGCGGTGGTCGTTGAAGGATTTGACTGCAAAGGTTTTGAAGGCGCAGAGTTATGATGAGCATGCGGACCGGTGGGAGGTGATCGAGTTTCCTGCCTTGATGCCGAGCGGGAATTCCTGTTGGCCTGAGTTCTGGAGCAAGGAGGAGTTGGAGGGGGTCCGTGCTTCGTTGTCCGTTTCCAAGTGGAATGCCCAGTGGCAGCAGAATCCGACTTCGGAAGAGGGTGCGATTATCAAGAAGGAGTGGTGGAACAGGTGGAAAGAGGAGGAGGTTCCCCAGCTTGCGTATGTAATACAGAGTTACGATACGGCTTTCAGCAAGCGGGAGACTGCGGATTACTCGGCCATTACGACGTGGGGGGTATTTTATCCAAAGCAGGATGGACCGGCTAATCTGATTTTGTTGGGCGCGAAGAAGGGGCGGTGGGATTTTCCGGAATTGAAGGTGGAGGCGTTAGAGCAGTACAAGTTCTGGGAGCCTGAGACGGTAATCGTGGAGGCCAAGGCGTCGGGGCTGCCGCTGACGCAGGAATTACGGCAGGTTGGAATACCTGTTGTAAACTTTACACCAAGTAAGGGAAACGATAAGTTAACGCGGGTGCACTCCGTTTCGCCGCTATTTGAGAGCGGGATGATATGGGCACCGGACGAACGATGGGCTGACGAGGTTATCGACGAATGTGCGGCATTTCCGCATGGCGAGTATGATGATCTTGTAGACAGCACCACGCAGGCCCTGATGCGGTACCGTCAGGGTAACTTCGTACAATTACCGAGCGACGATTGGGTGGACAGCGAGCCGTCTACCCACCTGCGGAGTTATTATGGCTGACGAGTTCGACCCTAGCAAAGACTTTGCCAAGCAGAGGGCAGATCTACCTGAAATACCTCAGTTGGACGAACCGGCCCCACCTGTAGGAGTTCCAGGGGGAGCGATTCAGAAGAAGGGTCCGAAGGCCCCGGGCAGAAGTCTGGTAGTACGTCGTCCTGGTGGCATTGTGGGGCTCCCAGTACCTCCCAACATAAGATCGTTCCTCAATTTTGTTAATCTGGCACAGCAGGGCTACGATCTGCTGCCAAAAGACTGGCAGATCGTGGGACCAACTCTGGATTGGCTGAAACAGCAGGGGCAACTGGGCGAACCGCATCCTCTTGCCCGCGCTGGTATCGGATATTTCCAGGACCTCTTTGGTCTTGCTAAAGAAGACGTGCCCGAAGGCGGCATTACGACGCTGATGCCATGGGATCCACAATCCGGGAAGTACCAGCTTCCCCCTGTATACGGATCAGCACTTGCCGACGCTGTCGATAAGGTGTCATGGGGGCGCTACGCGGCTGACCCCTCCCAGGTATTAACTACGCTTAGAAAGACCGAGGGCGTGAAAGAGGCGGAACTAGAGTATAGAGGCTTGGGTCCATACTTGAGGAACAAGATCGAAACGGGAGGAAAAGTTTCCAAGCAGGAGGTTCAGGACATCCTGGCCGCCAATCCGGTTAGCATCAAGGATATTATCCGTGGGGGGGAAGGTAAGACTCTGACTTGGAAAAATCTGCCAAATCTGGACCCCCAGGAATCTGGACCCGCTCTGGAAGCAAGGCTTCTGGAAGCGAAAACGGTAAGCGAGGCGTCCGTTTATGGGGGATCCCTCGTCACGCGCCCCATAATTATCGGCGGTCCAGTTGCGGCTCTTATTGATCCAGAATTTGGATACCGTATTTATAAACACCCATCATCGGCTAGGCTGCGTAGCAGCGGCTCCAACACCAACAGATATAGCGTTTATGGCCCCGATTCTGATGCACCACTACCCTGGTCAGAAGGTCGCTACTTTGGTCGTACTCTGGAAGAGGCCAAGATCATGGCTCAAAGACATGCCGTGAGGGATGGGAAGATACGTGCCGAAGATAAGACCATATTTAGCGAGGAGACATTGGGCCGTGGTCGAGGACTCCAGAATTACCAGGAAATTTTAATGCAGCTACCCCCCAGGACGGCTGGAGAGGATTTTGTTGGCGGTCACTTTCCCGACAAAAACTATTTCGCTCACCTGCGTGTAAATGACAGAAAAACGGTTGCAGGTAATGATGTAAAGTTTGTTGAAGAAATTCAGGGTGACGCGCATCAGCGAGCCAGGGACATGCGGAAAGCCGAAATTAAGAGGGTAACTCTTGCACGGTTCCTCAAGAATTTTGATCCGGATCCTTTACATGGTAAGCTTATGCTCGACGCATATTTCGACGAGGCCCAGCTCCTATACGACGTCGACGAGGGGCTGACTCCCAATAATATTATGACTCTGGATGATTTTATAGATGATGATGAGGATATTGATAGGAACGAAGTTGCCCACCTGATCGGAGGAGAGTTTGGCAAAGCATGGGATGCCGCGAAAGAAGGGGTGAAAGAACTGGTTCCTAAAAATTTTGGATATAAAGACCCGGAGCGGCTTGCTCTGCTCAAAGAACAAAGAGCCGAGATATTAGCGGAGCGGGATACTGCGGCTGAAGACGCAAGGATGTCTGATTGGCTGCCTCGTCTTAAAGAACTAGCAGACAAACGGGTGGGTGAAAGTTTAGTGGGGCTAACCCCCGTAGAACAAGACGAATATTCAAGGTTAGTAGTCAAACGAGGAAAATTTGACGACGAGACAAGGGCCGCGCTTCGAGAAATCGATAGCCAAATCTCAAGTCTGTTGGGTGCCGTCCCCGATATGCCATTCAAGAAAACGTGGCACGAACTGGCTTTTAGACGTGCCCTGCGGCTGGCGGCAGAGGAAGGAAAAGACAGTTTAGCGTGGACACCTGGAGATATGCAGGTGGCGCGGTATGGCTTAACGGGAGACGAAGCCAAAGGTATGCGGAAGTTTTATGACGTGATGATTAAAAATTATGCCAACAAGTTTGGGAAGAAGTTCGGTGTGAAGGCAGGCATGACGGAGATATACTACTCCCCAATCAATAAGGCGACCGCTAAGGTCTGGTCGTTGAAAATCACTCCAAAAATGAGGAGGCATTTACTCGGAAAAGGTATCCAGAAATTTACGCACGGCGGTTTTGTAGACAAGCCATTGTACGAAGACGCAAGGATGATTGGCTAGGCCATGGCTGATTACATAGACCCCGACAGCCTTGAGTATAAACTCAAGCTGGGTCGCGTTCCTCCAGAACCGCAGGAAGGAATACTCTGGCGCGGCATGAGCGGGGGTGAGTACAAGAATCTTTTAGAACAAGGTTTTTTAGCCAGCAAGGGTGAGTACAACATAGGAGAAAGCCAGAAGGGTTTAACCATATTTTCCACAAATCCTCGCACGGCTGAAATGTACGCCCACGATTTTGCTCCGCGTGACTTTAAGGCTACCCCGGAATCTCCTGCATATGTAGTTGGTATAAGAAAGCCTTCCGATTCGGTTCCTCAACAGGGTGCATCAGGACCTGAGTTCGGGGTTCGTGGACAAATCCCGCTTGAAAATATAATCAAGGTGTACCGGGGCAATGTGTTTCGCCCGAAGTCGGATACTTCCCGCGCTGTTTTGGACTGGCAAGAGGTTCCTGTTTCGAGTTTAGGTAAACCACGGCCCACGGACCAGCCCGGACCTGAAGAACTAACCACCCCGCCAGGATGGTCTCCATATGAGACCCCGGCGGGGAATCTGGCGCGGAATGTACCCGCCGTTTTGGAGGGCGTGCCTTTAATTTCAGAAATACTCAGACTTTGGTACGACGAACGATTGCCCGAACAACGGCCCGAAGAGCCGGTGAGAGGTCGGGGGCTTCAAACACGACAGGGCAAGGGTCAGATACTCCGTAAGATATTTAGACGTGTTGGTAAGGTCAACTTACCACTTCGTATTCTCGATTCCGTAGAACGATACTACAGCCTTCTTTCTCCTGGACAGCAAGAAGGTCTGGGAGAGTTTTTACAGACGTTTGCCGAGCATGCGGGACCTACTGTCATTCCCCCCAAGGTGTGGGAAAAAATTGTCGGCACCGTAGCGAAACCGCAACAGGGTATTGCTTCTTTGGGAGAAGCAATGGGTATCTCAGAAGACGACCTCCTCAGAAACCCTTGGCCGGTAGACGATTTGCCCCTTACGGGGGCGCAACGAGGTGAACTACTTAATTTATATGAAACAAGAACGCAGAAGAGTAAGCCGAGAAACGCAGTTAATGACTTGGTGCGAAACGAGTATTGGCCCGAGGAACTGCGTTCGGATGGCATAGCATTTCTTGAAGGTTCAGCAAAGTTCGGGTCTGCGCGGCAGCGCCGAGTTTACGATCAGAAACCCGACCCATTAGCTTCTCGGCAGCCCGGACATGCTATTAGAAAGTTTGAGGCAAAAAAAAGGCATAAATTGGAAGAAGAAGCTAGGCGTTCTAACGAGGCTGCAATACGTGAGCGTGGCGAAGCCTTACAAGGACTCGATGAGGAAGGGCTCTGGAATAAGAAAGCTGTCGGTGAAATAGCCTCACGGATGAACTTAATAGAACACATGGGGATTGGTTACTTACAGAGAGAGATAGCCCGTGCAAATATGGAAGCCGTCCCGCGAGCCCTGAAGAAAGAGGGATGGACAGTCAGATATGCGTCCAAGGGCCGTGATAAACGGCGCTCCAGTCGATACATTGTTTCACCAGACAGACGTTTTGAAGTTCGTTTATCCGATCATTATTTACCGGATACTCCAGAACGGGAATACATGCACTCGCAAACTGGTGGACCGCGTTGGGACGAAGATATTGTTGTTTCAGGAACGGAATCGCCTCGTTCTATTATTGATGAGATTAAGGACCTTTATATTAAATCAGTGGATGATAGAGAAGGTTACGTATCCGGCGGTTTTGTAGACAAGCCATTGTATGAGAGTGCAAGGCTGATAGGGTAGGCCATGAATACACAACCAAAGATGCCTTCTCCGAGATGTCCGGTTTGCGGATGCGACAAACCGAAAGTATTTGTCCATGGGCACTACCAGTGCGTGGATTGCAAGTGCGTAGCGGATGGGGATTGCTGCCAAGGGGCCCCGAGTAGCTGGCCGGGACCGGGTGTTTAGTGATGAAGACTTACGTTCATGTTAACCAGCACGTTATAAAACGTAATCATAAGACGGGCGAACGTAATCCTGTCATTACTGCCAAGACATACAAGGACAACAAGTATGGGCGCGAAGTGTTAATTAGTGGTCCCTGCAAAGTAATATACCGACCCGATAAACCTTTGTCCTGTGGAGCCAAAGTGTGGATAGAAACAGAGTCAAAAGTGGAAGTACAAGGATAGCTGCGACGAGCTTGTAAGGAGATCACAATGTCTAAGAGTATTGCAGCCATTATGGTGGCGTTCATTACGGGCCTTAGTCCGATGGGCGTCATGTTGGTGCAGAACCATCTTGAACGACAAGAACTAGCGTCCGGCGGAATCAATAAGGCAGTGCTGTTGAATCATTCACTGTTCACCCACGCGGATACGTGGTTGCAGCTTGTTATCCCGCAGTTAGATGTAACGCCGACTGCCAAGAAGTTCTTGCTCATAAAGTTCTCAGCGTTTCAAGAAAGTCTGGAAGAACTGGTCAAGGCCACAGACTTCAATGAACTATCTGACGCGGAAATGCACTCACTGCTGTCGCACAATCTTAATGAAACGGTGACGGATTACATTGCAGATGCAAGGCGAGCCGCGATATCAAGTACGTTCATTGATAACTTCAACAAATGGCATAAGCGGGTAGTGGACATTCTTGTCCGGGCGATTGAGGACAATGTTGAGTCGGTAGTCCACACATCCCAAAACGGTAAGATGTATGCCGTTCTGACAGCCTATGATGCCGCTCTCGGAGCGACCATTGAAGATGTTGAGAAAACGCTGCTAGAGATCAACGGCGAGTAATAGATTATGGCATCTCGTGTATATCTGGGCGAGCGGGGCAATTTGGATCCTGAAGTCATCGCCCGCCACGTTAAAACCCCCGGAGAGCACGATCCAACCCCGCCGGATCGGCCTGACCTGCCTGACCTGATTAATGATACAGCATCTGAGTATATGATGAAACTTCGGGCATGGCGGGCTTATGAGGCCCATCTCTCCGGAACACCCTCTAAAACACCTTCTGCTGAATTTGGCCTTGTGCCACCGAGACAGAACCTTCCGGAAGCTTCCCTTAAGGCGCGGATAGACCCTTTGTCGAGGGAGAAGGACGCGAGCCTTTATGTGGGTATTCCCGAACGGGGGGGAGAACCCTATGTTGGTTATTCCAGAGAAGTCCTTCTTCCGGAGGAGGGACGCGAGGTCCATGATAGAGTTGAAGGTGGTATTGGCGACGTGTTACGCGCCCATTTTATGGAAAGCACGTTTCCGGGAGGAGAGGGCACCGAGTATAGGGGCTCCTTCAACCTGGGTCCTTTTACTCTTTTTGGTGAGGGAGCAAGAACCAGACAGAACGTCATACCGGAAGCTAACAGAAGATATTACACGAATTCGGATGTAGAGCAGAGGCGAAAAAGGTTGGGTCTTGGAGTTCAGGGCCCGGTGCTCGGGGGCATTGGTTCGTTCGATGTAAGCCGAGAGTTTATGAAAACCTTATTCCCACAATTCGTTGGTCAGGAAGAGCGGCCCACGGCCCAAGACCCGCGTGTCACAAGGTTTAATCTTGGCTACGATAGGCCCGTTGGGAAAGGAAACCTTGGTATTGGTGCATGGTTCGAGGACATGCAGGATCTCGGCACGAGCAAGGGCCTCGGCGCTAATCTTGAAGCCCCTCTAGGGCCCGGCATCGTTTCCATGGAGGGTGTTTGGGAAAATCTTTACGGTGCCCCAAGCAACGTAAGCGGCATGGCACGGTTCAAAATTCCACTAGGGGGGCGGTAATGCCTTTAACTAAAAAAGGTGCAAAGATAAAGGGTGCGATGACTAATACGTATGGTAAGAAAAAAGGCTCCAGTGTCTTTTACGCTTCCCTGAATAAGGGTACAGTGAAGGGCGCGGAGAAGAAGACGACAAAAAGGAGAACCTAGAATGCCAAATGTAATGGGCAGGGAATTTCCCTATACGCCGGAAGGCATCGCTGCGGCGGAGCGGTACAGACAGGCCGTTGGAATGCGTAACGGCGGTATGATGGGCTTTCGCCCTCTCGGATATGCAGACGGAGATTTGGTGGAAGGGTATACATACCCTGACAAGCTATCCAGACAGGCCGCTATAAATTTTATTGCGGAGATGACCGAGGCCGGAGACGCCACGGTAGCGGATCTTCTTACACGTAGTGACGCTGAGGTGCGAAGGGCTGAGATGGAAGTAAGGCGTAGAGCAGAAGCTGGTGAGTACGATCATGTATTTAGAGAATCCCCCCCTGCATACGAGAGTATAATGAATCGTTGGAATCGTCTTTTCGGTCGCGGGGTGGAGGTGCCGACGTCGCCTGCTGTTAATCCACGCGAGAAGGTGTATCGGGATGCCCTAGAAGCCGGTAGTTTTCCCGAGTTTCAGCGGCGGCAGCCTACCATGGGCGTGAGTGAGCCGGGGTGGAGGGCCCTTCAAGGAGGAAGAACTATAACAGAAGAAGACCCGGAACTGCTTGGGACTCCAGCTTACCAACTGAAGGATTTCAATAAAGCGCCGCCGATGACAGACGAACAATTCCGGACCCTGTTTCAAACTTGGTATGGCCGCTTAAATCCTCCTCTTTCGGATCGTCCTGCGGATCGAGACATAGAAGACCTACGCGGAATGCGAAACGGTGGGATTATGGCCCTGAGAAGGTACTAGAATGGCTAGCACCCCCCTCCCCAGAAGTAATTTTGGTACGGCCTCCCTTGTAGAGCGCCGGGATGCGATTCCTCCTGTTGAACTAGAGGAAGGCCCCGCCGCCGAGGTACCTGTGAAGGACGACACACTTATAGAAGCTCCAGGTCTTAATATCGAACTGGAGGACGATGGCGGCGTTGTTGTCGATTTTGATCCCCGCGCACCTTCTTCCGATACTGGAGATTTCTATGATAACTTGGCGGAAAGCCTTTCCGACACGTCTTCATCCCGGATTTCTTCGGACTTGATGGCCCAGTATGAGGCGAACAAGGATGGTCGCAAGGACTGGGAGGATACCTACCGGACGGGTCTTGAACTTCTTGGGTTCAAGTACGAGGACAGATCTGAGCCCTTCAGGGGCGCAACAGGTGTAACGCATCCGCTACTCGCGGAAGCCGTAACGCAGTTTCAGGCGCAGGCTTTCGGAGAACTTCTTCCATCGGGTGGTCCCGTAAGAACAGAAATAATAGGAAAGGTAACACCAGAGGCAGAGGATCAGGCGGAGCGCGTTCGCCACTTTATGAATTATCAGATTACCTGCGTGATGAAAGAATACACGCCGGAATTTGACCAGATGCTATTTTACTTACCGTTATCAGGTTCTACATTCAAAAAAGTATATTACGATGAATTCCTTGGAAGAGCGGTAAGCAAATTTGTTCCTGCCGAACAGTTGATTGTTCCGTATACGGCGACGGATCTTGAGACTGCGGAGAATGTCACGCACGTCATACAGATAAGTGAGAACGAGCTACGCAAAAAACAGGTTGCTGGTTTTTACCGTGACGTAGAAGTGACAGCATCTCAGTCGGATCCGTCACAGGTCCGTGAGGAGATGGACGAGATCTCCGGAATATCCCCCAATCACCTGGATCAGGAAGTAACGCTTCTTGAATGTCACGTAGATCTGGATTTGGAAGGATACGAGGACACCGACGAGGGCGGCGAGCCCACGGGCATCAAGCTTCCGTATGTCGTCACGATATCAGAAAACAACAGTAAGCTTTTAAGCGTCCGAAGGAACTATGATCCCGACGATTCCAACCGTAGAAAGAACCAGTATTTTGTACATTTCAAATTTCTTCCCGGTTTTGGATTCTACGGTCTTGGCCTGATACACATGATTGGCGGCTTGAGCCGCACAGCGACAGCCGCACTTCGTCAACTTATAGATGCCGGTACTCTTGCTAATCTTCCGGCAGGATTCAAGGCCCGTGGTTTGCGTATACGGGACGATGATGAGCCCCTGTCTCCGGGTGAATTCCGGGATGTTGATGCACCGGGAGGGGCCATCCGCGATTCTCTTATGCTTCTTCCGTACAAGGGTGCCGATCAGACTTTGTATCAGTTGATGGGGTTTTGCGTTGAAGCGGGCCAGAGGTTCGCAGCAGTTTCAAACTTGCAGGTGGGTGACGGCAACCAGCAGGCGGCAGTAGGAACAACTATTGCAATGCTGGAGCAGGGCGCAAAAGTCATGTCCGCCATACATAAGCGCCTGCATTATGCACAGAAGGATGAGTTTAATCTTCTGTCAGACGTGTTTGGACAGTCTCTTCCGCCCGAATATCCCTACAACGTAGTCGGTGCAGAGCGGACTGTTAAAGCGGAAGATTTTGATGACAGGGTTGATGTTGTTCCAGTTTCCGACCCGAATATCTTCTCAATGGCACAACGTGTCACGCTTGCCCAAACGGAGTTGCAACTCGCGCAGTCTGCTCCGGAGCTTCATAACCTGTATGAAGCGTATCGCAGGATGTATCGGGCAATAGGTATCAAGGACGTTGATTCAATACTGAAACCTGTAGAGCAGGGAGACCCAACGCCGAAGGATCCTGCGGCAGAAAATTCTGAAGCCTTAGAGAATGTTCCACTTGTTGTTTTTGAAGGACAGAACCACGATGCACATATCATGGCTCATCTTGTATTTGGTTCTTCTCCCATGGTGGCCCAGATGCCTGCGGTTACCATGTCTTTGCAAAAGCATGTGATGGAGCATGTATCTATTAAGGCAAAAGAGCAGGTAATAATGGAAATGCGGGGGCAACTGGGAGATCAGCCACCAACGGAAGAACAAGCTTTGCAAATAGAAAGCTTAGTGGCCCAACTTGTTGCTCAGGGTATGCAAGAGGTCAAGGCACTGAGTATGCAGATAAGTGGCGGCGGGGAACCGGATCCTCTTATCGCATTGAAGGAACAGGATTTACAGATAAGGGCGGCAAGAGACGCGGCAGAGAACCAGATAGACCAAGAACGGTTGGCTCTGGATCAGAAAAAGGCCCAAAATACGGTGAATCTTGGTTCTGCCAGGATTCAATCCCAGGAAGAGATAGTTCAAGCTCGTATTAACGCTGCCAAGGAGCGTGAACTTATGAAACAGCAGCAACGAGGCTAGGAGTGAGACATGGCTAGGAATAAGGGTAATTCTGTTGGGGTGACTCGGAAAGGTATAGTGGTCAAGGATCAGGGTTTTGTTCCTTATAACGATGTCAAGGAAGAGCCGACGCCGGATGTCGCCTTGGCGACATCTACAACGGGTAAGAATCGCGGGATGGGGGACGCCCTTCGCGGCGGAACATTTAAAATTTGCTAAGTTAGGAGAGTGATATGGTTGCGTGGATGAAAGGACGTCTGTCCGAACCGTCAAGTTATGCGGCTATGGGTGCCGCTGTTATGGGTGTTGGTGTTTTAATAGACGAACCCATGGTTATTATTATTGGGATTGCCGGGGGAATTATCGGTTTTGCCCTGAAAGAGAGAGGTGTCATCTAAAGCTGGTGGACGGTGCTATTGATATACGGTTAATAGTCACTCTAGGGGGTATATTATTCTCAGTAGCCGGAGCAGCAGCTATTGCCCGTCATCAGATAAAGTCTCTGGTGGAGAAGATTAGCGATATTGAGCTTAGGATCCGGTCACTGGACAAATCTACGGACACACAGGAGGTCGCAATTCAGAATCATGCCCAACGTCTGGAAGTGATGTCTGGTATGCTAGCGCCCAAGGAGCGTGAGGCTAAGGCTCGGGAAACCGCCACCATGCTGACACTTATTGCGAGACTGGAGTCTGATATAGAAAATTTGAAGAATATGCACAATGGTAATCATCCTAAGATAGGAGGAGAGACATGATACAGGCCCTTTTACCCAGCCTCTTACCTATTGTCGGAGATGTTATCGGGCGTTTCTTACCCGAGGACAAAGAAGCGCGGGCAAAGGCCGAACGTGAGATTGAGCAACAGTTGTCGGTACATCTTGCCAAGATCGACATGGCTCAACTGGATATTAACAAAACAGAAGCTGCTCATAGGACTATTTTTGTCGCTGGTTGGCGTCCATTCATTGGATGGTCCTGCGGGATTGCGTTGGCTTGGACGTATGTTGCAACTCCAATCTTGCAGTTTATTTTAGCGCAGACAGGTCACCTTATAGATCTTCCGGCTTTGGACATGAGCCAAATGATGCCTGTTTTAATGGGGATGCTGGGCTTGGGCGGCTTACGCACGTTTGAAAAATTTAAGGGTGTTAGTAACTAACGATGAAAGAGGGAAACATCTATGGACGGAATACTTCTTGCAGAGCATATATTGAAATCTGTGCGAGAGCGTCGGGATCGAATTTCTGAGATGATAACTTCAGGAACCATAAAAAGTCTGGAAGAGTATAGACAGCTTGTTGGCAATATCGAATCTTTGGATTATATAAGTCAGGAGATAAGAGAAATCTTAGAAAAGGCGGAATGATGCAGAAGAAGTCTGAATTGGAAGAAACCGACAATCTTGTCTCCCTGAAGACTGCTTATGTGAAGCCGGAAGAAAGAGTTCTGGATCCGGAGAAAGTTGACGCGGCGACCTTTGACCGTCTTCCCAATCCAACGGGATGGCGGTTGTTAATTTTACCGTACAGAGGAAAAGGAAAGACTGGGGGAGGTGTTTTAATTCCCGATGCTGTTGTGGATCGGGAATCTGTAGCCACTGTTTGTGGTTATGTGCTGAAGGTAGGACCCCTAGCTTATGGAGATAAGGAGAAGTTTCCCGGCGGTCCTTGGTGCGCGGAGAAGGATTGGATTATTTTTGGCCGATATGCGGGCGCTCGTTTTAAAATAGACGGTGGCGAGGTTCGCATTTTAAATGACGATGAGGTCATAGCCGTTATACAGGATCCGGACGATATCCTGCACTTTTAACATGGGGACTTACCATGCCAGAAACTAACACAGATGAATTAACCGTGGATCTCCCAGATTCCGGTAAACAAGTAGAGGTGGAGATTGAGCCTCTTGCAGAAGAGGATTCTCTCGTAGGAGCGTCTTCCGGGGAAGAGCATGAGAATTACAGTAAGAATGTCCAACGTAGGATAGACAAACTTACCAAGAAGGCTAGGGAAGCCGAGAGACAGCAGGACGCCGCATTGAACTATGCAAAGAACATGCAGGCGGAGAATGCGTCTCTAAAAAACAGGGTCCAGAGTTTAGACGAGGGCTATGTTGCAGAATATGGAGATCGCATTGCTACGCAAAACGAATCTTTGACTAGAGATTTGGAAACGGCGATAGCAACAAACGATACTTCTGCCCAAGTAGAGTTGAACAAGAAGATGGCTCAGTTAGCCATAGAAGAAGAACGAGTAAAAGCTGCCCAATTACAGCAGAAAGCGGCCTACACTCAGGCTCAGGCACAAGCTCAGGCACAGGCACAAAATCGGCAAGCGGCCCCGGTTAGGCCCGATCCGAAGGCGGAGAAATGGGCTGGTAGGAACCCGTGGTTCGGTGACGATGAGGCTATGACCTTTGCAGCCTTTGGCATACATAAGAAACTCGTCGAGGAAGAAGGCTTTGACACGGAGTCGCCTGAGTATTACGATGAGATTGACAAAAGATTAAAAGAGGCATTTCCCCATAAGTTTAATGGGGTTAGTGCCTCTTCAGATAGCCGGAGGCCCCAGCAGGCTGTGGCATCTGCGACACGCTCCAGTTCTTCTGGGCGCAAAACAGTAAGACTGTCCCCAAGCGAAGTTGCGATAGCTCGAAAGCTCGGGGTTCCTCTTGACGAGTACGCGAAGTATAAACGCTAGGAGAGATAAAATGGTTGAGCAAGTGATTGACAGAACTCCTCGCGCCTCCCAAACCAGAGCGGCGCAGCCGCGAAGGAAACCTTGGGCCCCTCCATCCTTATTGGATGCGCCTCCCCCACCGGAAGGCTTCGTACATAGGTGGATTCGCTCCGAAGTTAGGGGTTTTGATGACCGAAAGAATGTATCGGCCCGAATGAGAGAGGGCTGGGAATTAGTTCGGAAAGACGAATACCCGGATTTCGAGGCACCCACTATTGATAGCGGTAAATACGAAGGCGTCTTTGGTGTGGGTGGGTTGTTGCTGGCACGAATACCAGAAGAGATTGTTGGCGAGCGCACGTCTTATTTTCAGAGACAGAATTCTGATGCTATGCAGGCAGTTGACAACGACCTCTTTAAGGAAAACCAGCATCCTTCGATGGCGATTCAGAAACCTGAGCGCCAGTCGCGTGTTACGTTTGGAGGTCCTAAATCTGTAAAGAAATAGGACTTACTGTTATCACCCTTTTGCCGACAGGAGCTACAAATGGCAAATACAAATGGAGCGTGGGGTTTAAAACCCGTATCGAAGTTCGGGCAAAACTCCAACTCTACGGGTGTTTCGGGATATACACAGTATGAAATCGCTAACGGAAACAGCAATGTCATTTACTTCGGTACGCCAGTCATCCCCCTGTCTACAGGGTATATTGACGTTGTAGGCGCAGCGGCGGGTGGCACTGTTGGACTACTTGGTGCTTTCATGGGCTGTAGGTATGTCGCAAGCACCACGGGGAAACCTACGTGGAGCAATTATTGGCCTGGGTCAGGAGCGGATAGTAACCATCCTGTAAAGGCTTTCGTCGCGGATGATCCAATGCAAGTCTTTAGCATTGCGACAGACGCTACTTGGACAAGTAAGGCTACCGCCAGAGCAGCGGTTTTTGCTAACGCTAACTTCTCTAGTGGAACTAGCGGCAGCACAACCACTGGCAACTCATCAGGGGCCCTCGCTATCAGTACGATAGCAACCACGAACACGTTGAATATGCGTATTCTTGGTTGGCAAGAGGATGCTCTCAATGAGGACTTCTCTGCTGCTGGTATTCCAGTCCTTGTACGGTTGAACAACCACTTCCAGAGCCCGAATGGTGCTATTGCTGGTGGTACTGTTTCAACCACCGGCGTATAGGAGGGCTGAGATATGGCTATTAGTAGAGCGCAACTTGTAAAAGAGTTGGAACCCGGCCTGAACGCCTTGTTTGGACTGGAATATGACCAGTACGACCGTGAGTTTGAAGAGATCTTTTCTATGGAAAGCTCTGATCGTGCTTTTGAGGAAGAGGTAATGCTCTCCGGTTTCGGGTCGGCACCTACCAAATCTGAAGGCTCGGCGGTATCGTTTGACGATGCTCAGGAAGTGTATACGGCCCGTTACACGATGGAGACAATTGCTTTGGCGTTCTCCATCACGGAAGAAGCTATTGAGGATAACCTTTATGATCGGCTTGCCAGCCGCTACACGAAGGCCCTTGCTCGTAGTATGAGCCAGACAAAGCAGGTTAAGGCTGCCTCAGTTCTTAACAATGCTTTCGACAGCAGCTACACGGGCGGTGATGGTTTGGAACTGTGTTCTACAGCGCACACCCTCGCCAATGGCAGTACCTTCCGTAACGAGCTTTCCACGGCAGCAGATCTTAATGAGACCAGCCTTGAACAGGCCCTCATTGATATTGCTGGTTTTGTGGATGAGCGTGGACTGAAGGTAGCTGTCCGTGGCACTAAGTTGGTTGTTCCGAAGGAACTCCAATTTACTACGGATCGGCTCCTCGAATCGACACTTCGTCCGGGAACGGCGGATAACGACGTAAATGCTGTAAGGAACATGGGAATGCTTCCTGAAGGCTACGCCGTTAATCACTTCCTGACGGATACCGATGCTTGGTTCATTATGACGGATGCGCCCAACGGGTTGAAAGGTTTCAACCGGACGGCAGTTCGTACTTCCATGGAAGGTGATTTTGATACAGGTAACGTGCGGTATAAGGCCCGTGAACGCTATGCGTTTGGTTGGTCTGATCCACGCGGGATCTTTGGATCACCTGGAGCATAAACAATAGGAGAAGACCGGGAGGAGGTTAGCCTCCTCCCGGTCTTCCCTGGGATAACTAGCCCTAGCGACTGGCCCAGCAGACGCTTACAAGACTCTAGGGCAATCTTTGTAAGGAGGTAGCCGGATGGCTAACACAACTTTTAACGGCCCCGTTCGTTCTGAAAACGGGTTTAAAGTCATAAATATCGCTGCAACAACCGGGACAGTTACTGAAACTTCCTCTGTTGCTTCTACTGGTATTTTTACAAACAAGTACATCAAGCATGTCGGTTATGCGACAGGCGTTACAGTTAACACGACGGCTGGCGATAGTCCTGCTATTGGTGAGTTCACCCAACCCGCCAACACAATTATGACCAATATCAAAATCTTTTGCGCGACTGCTCCCGTAATTGGGACAGGCGACATTGGTTATGAGGTTGGTACTTCCAGTTCCGGTGCACAGATTGTGGCGGCGGTAACGGATCAGATTTTGGATGGTGGCACGACTGTTGTAGTGGGCAATGTGACATTGCCTTCTTTGGTTACACAGACTGAAAGTGGAACAACGGCCCCCGCCTCTGTGCAGTATACCGCTTCAGCAAGGACGATCTACTGCAACATCACCAATACGGCAGACGCCACCACCGCAGGCTCCTTTACGTTTATTATCGAATACGTGCAGATTGCATAGATCGAAGAGGAGAATGACAGTGTTATCTGGTGAAATTAAGGAGTAGATCATGGCTGATGCTGTAACAACCACCACGGTTATAGATGGTGCGAGAGACGCCATAATCTACTGCACCAATACCAGCGACGGGAGTGGAGAAGCTGCGGTTACAAAAGTAGATGTTTCCGCTCTCTCCTCTCGTCAGGATGGAACGGCTTGCACTGGTGTCAGGATTAAGAAGATCGTGTTCACTAACGTCGGCATGGGCGTGAAGATCCTTTGGGACGCTTCCACCGACGTTATCGCGGCGGAACTTCCTGCTGACTATTCTGATAGCCTTGACTATTCAGACATCAGTGGATTGCCTAACGTGGCAGCTTCCGGAGGGAAAACAGGGGATATTCAGTTTACCACTGTGGGTCATGGCAGTGGCGACACTTATTCCGTGGTTATCCACTGCCTGAAGGAATACTGATGAAGGGTTTGAAATACAATGGCTGTCTCCGGATCTAAGGATTTTGAGCCCAATGTAGCAGACTATATAGAAGAGGCTTTTGAGCGTTGTGGTTTGGAGTTTCGGACAGGCTATGATTCCGCCACGGCTCGAAGGTCTCTTAATTTATTGTTCTCGGACTGGGCTAACCGTGGCTTAAATCGTTGGACTATTAAGCAGGTAAGTCAAACAGTAGCCTCCGGAATATCCGAATATCCAGTAGGTACTATCACAGCGACTGTTGGGGATTCCGGAAGTCTCAGCGTTGGGGAAACCATTACGGGTGGAACTAGCGCGGTCACGGCTTCCATAATTACAAAACCCACCTCCACCACAATAACGGTTACCGTTCCATCGGGAACCTTTACCTCTGGGGAAACCATAACTGGGGGCACTAGCGGGGCGAGCACGACAATTTCGGCTAGCCCAAGTTTAGAGGATACCCAGGCCACTATTGATATTCTAACTGGGGTAATAAGGCGTAGTGATTCCGATATATCTATCGCAAGAATAACTCGGGACACCTATCTAAATATCCCTACCAAAACTACTACGGGGAGGCCCATCCAATTTTACGTGGATCGCCAGATAACCCCTGTAGTTAAGATTTGGCCTGTTCCCGAGAATAGCACAGATATTTTTATTTATGATCGTCTCGTCCGAATAGATGATGTGGATGCTGCGGTAAATACTACCGAGATACCTTTTCGTTTTTACCCGTGCTTGGCGGCAGGTTTGGCCTACTACATATCCCTGAAAAAAGCTCCCGAAAGAATACAGATTTTAAAAGGACTGTACGAAGAAGAGTTTACCCGTGCAGCAGAAGAAGATCACGACATAGCAAGTATTAACTTAGTTCCTTACTACGCCTCTTTGTAAGTGCGGGGTCCTAATGGCTAGATATGCCTCTGATAAACATGCAATGGGTATTTCTGATCGTTCTGGTGCGGCTTATCGCTTACGTCACATGCGTAAGGAATGGACCGGATTTCTTGTTGGGAAAGATGAATGGGAGGCAAAACAGCCGCAATTAAATCCTATAAAGCCCACCGGAGACCCCCAGGCTCTTCGCAATGCCCGCCCAGATAGAACGGAGCCTGCGGTTACTGTCCTTCTTGCTTTTAATTCGTTTCGTTCCGGAAACAGCGGGTCAGCTACCATAACAGTTACGGAACCGGGACATGGGAGAAGCACGGGGGATACTGTTAGATTCCGTTCCGTTAGTTCTTTTGACGGGTTTTCCTCGGATACCATAGAAAGCTCCGATGGATACTCTATAACCAAGGTTGATGACGACAATTATACATTTGCCGCAAGTAGTGGAACCGCAACAACGGGTAGCGTAAAAGGTGGCGGTGGGGACGCCTCTGCGGGCCCCGTAACCGTGAGTGCATGACATGGCTTTCACTTTCACTACACTGAAAACTGCTATTCAGGATTACACTCAGAACACTGAAACCACTTTCGACAGTCAGTTGTCGAGATTTATTTTGAACGCTGAAGAGCGTATTTTGAAAGAATGCCAGTTAGATGTTTTTAGAAAGTCTTCCCAAGGGTCCGCCACTTCTGGAAATCAGTACCTGTCCAAGCCGACAGACTTCTTATCTCAGAACTCGTTGAGCGTTATAAACTCATCTAGTAAAGAATTTCTTCTTTATAAACAGGCAACTATGTTGCAGGATTACACCCCTAATCCAGCAACAACAGGAACCCCTAAGTATTACGCTGACTGGGATGAGGAAACATTCCTGCTGGCTCCTACCCCCGACAGTAACTACACCATGGAATTGCATTATTTTTACCGTCCAACCTCTATAACAACCAGTAGTGATGGTACGAGTTGGTTGGGGACCAACGCAGAATTGTGCCTTTTGTACGGGAGTCTGTGTGAAGCGTATGTCTTTATGAAGGGCGAAGCCGATATCCAGAAAGAGTACACAGACAGGTTTATTGAATCTATTCAATGGCTCAAGAATTTGGGCGAGGGTAAGCAAACCCGTGATGAGTACCGTTACGATAGGGTTAGGAAGGCCGTACAATAATGTTTGATTCGGTTGGTTCTTCTCGGATAAACGATGTTTTCGTATTTACTACTGAGAACAGAGGACATTCTCCTGAAGAAATAGCGGAGATGACCCTGAACAAGATAATGCTTGTTTCCGAGGGGGCTCCTCCAGTCATCCGAGAGCAGGCGCTGGCCCATAGGGATAGATTGAAAGAGGTGCTAGTCTTTTATATGAAAAGGGTGGCGCAGAGTGAGCGGACTACTATTTGGGCTCTACTGAGAAATCAGGGCCATCGTGACTTGGCAGAGATTATAAGGAGGCTGTAATGGCAGTTGGATCCTCCGCAATGTGCGGAACTTTCAAGACAGAAGCAATGGCGGGAATCCATTTTTGGACTCCGCATACACGAACTGGATCTAGCGCAATAAGTGCGGATACGTTCAAGATTGCGATGTTTACAAATAGCTCATCCATCAGTGCTGATACTACTGGTTACACTACCTCTAACGAGGTGTCTGGAACAGCTTACACAGCGGGGGGTAATGCGTTGGCAAGTGTGACACTTGGCTTGGCCGATAACAGCAGTTCTGTACCCACTGCATATTTGGATTTCGCTGATAGCACATGGTCAACTTCTACTATTTCCAGTGCCAGAGGAGCTTTAATCTATAACAGCACGCTAAGTTCTGCGGGTACAGGTTCAACTACTAATCATGCGGCATACCCAGCGGTTGCGGTAATCAACTTCGGCGGGGATAAGTCATCCAGTGCGGGTGATTTTACTATACAGTTTCCGGCAAATGATGCCAATAACGCGATAATCAGGATTGCATAATGGCCCTTATTACTGGCTGGGATAGGAGTACCTGGAACGCAGGAACGTGGAATAGCCCCGTTCCCGTTGAAGTTACAGGTGTCTCTGCGGCCAGTGCAACGGGTTCCGTTACAGTCAATCTCCCCGTCAGCATCAGTGTTACTGGAGTATCCGCCGCTAGCGCAATTGGTTCAGCTTCCGTAGTAGTTCCTGTAACGGTGGCGGTATCTGGAGTATCCGCCGCTAGCGCAATTGGAAGTGCTACAGCAGTAACCAATTCCAATCTTTCTGTTACAGGTGTCTCCGCAGCAAGTGGTATTGGTTCCGTTCAGATAAACTTCGCGTTCAGTGTAGAGGGGGTTTCGGCTGAAGGAATTGTCAATAATGCCCTTGTTTGGAGTGTTATTGACACCTCTCAAACCTCTAGTTTCTCAGAAATAAGTACCACACAAACGCCGGATTGGACAAAAATAGCGGCATAGGAAAAGGCTATGGCATCTTCATACACAACAAGTTTTGGCATCGAAAAAATCGGATCTGGAGAACAATCCGGTGCGTGGGGAACGACTACCAACCACAATCTGGATATTCTGGATCGGATAGCTTCTTACAAGGCGGTGGGCTTAACTGGAACAACCACCACTTTCACTGTCCGAGAAGCATCCCCAGGCTCCGGGACTGAAAATCTTCAGGATGGAATGTACCGCGTGGTTAAGTTCACGGGAGCATTGGGAGGTAATAATACCGTCACAGTGGCTCCGAATACGACGGCTGCTTATTTTATTATGATTAACGCAACCACAGATTCAGGATCCAGTGGACCGTATTCAGTTATTCTGACTCAGGGTAGTGGTGCCAACATAACGATAGAGAACGGTAAATCTGCTCTCGTTTATATGGATGGCGCGGGTTCTGGCGCGGCGGTTGTGGATGCTCTGTCCAACTTGGCCCTCGCTACCATAACAGCTTCTGGAGACATTACCTCTAGCGGAACCTTTAATGCGTTAGGTGATACTGCCGCCAGTGATAAAGCCGCAGTTGGGTACACTTCCGCTGAAGGTCTTATCCTTACAGGTCAGGGTTCGACCAATGACGTTACGATCAAGAATGATGCTGACGCTGATGTCTTAGAAATTCCTACAGGAGGCACAGATGTCACGGTTGTAGGAGACATTACGGCTGGTGGGACGGTAGGCGCTACTGGCGACACCGCAGCGGGAGATGATGCTGCTCTTGGTTACACTTCTGCCGAAGGACTGATCCTTACAGGCCAGGGTTCGACCAATGATGTTACGATCAAGAACGACGCTGATGCTGACGTAATCACAATCGCCACAGGTGCTACCAATGTAGACATCGTAGGAGATGTAACAGCATCTACGGTAAATGCTGATGGGGACACCGCCGCTGGCGATAATGCCACAATGGGTTACACCGCTGCGGAAGGTCTTATTCTTACAGGCCAGGGAAGCACAAACGATGTTACCATTAAGAACGACGCTGACACTGCGGTTATCAAAATTGCAACGGGCGCAACGGGCGTAGAGATAGTTGGGGCGCTAACTTTAGGGACTGATTTAAGCGTAGCTAACGGTGGCACGGGAGCCAGTACATTTACCGCAAACAATGTACTCTTAGGCAACGGAACCTCCGCCTTTCAGGTAATTGCTCCAGGAGCGGACGGCCAAGTTTTAACGTCAACAGGCAGCACTTGGCAGTCGGAGGCACTGTCAGGGGGAAAAATTCTACAAGTGGTTCAAGCGACGAAGACAGACACATTTACTACAACATCCACAAGTTTTACCGATGTCACCGATGTCACTGTAGATATTACTCCGGCGGCGACAAGTAGTAAGGTTCTGGTTCTTCTTACTGGTTTTGTTGGTAATTCCTCCACGGGTAATGCTAATGCTTACTTATCGCTTGTGAGAGGCTCGACCGAAATATTTATAGGTGATGCGGCCAGCAGCCGAGTACGAGCATCGACAACCATTGGGCCGAGTAGGTCTGCCAATGGGATTGCTTACGGCGTAAGTATTGCGTATGTGGATTCCCCCTCCTCAACTTCTTCGACAACCTACAAAGCTCAAGCGCGAATTGGGGGTGAGGGCACCATGGTGGTTGGACGTTCCGGCGATGACTCTGACGCTGACAATGAGGGCCGAGTGCCAACGTCCATAATCGTTATGGAGATAGGGGCATGACAAATATTGCTAGAGCAATCCTTGAGCTCGATTCCACTGCTCAAGTTTCTATTAATGCAGAAGACATTAACCAAATCACTTGGCATGATGGCAATCCCAACAACATTACCGCCGAGCAGATTGTTGCTAAACAGGCAGAGCTACAGTCAGAATATGACGCCCAAGAATATGCAAGAACACGAGAGACTGCATATCCTGCCGTTGGCGATCAGCTTGACATGCAATACTGGGATCAAGTCAACGGAACGACTACCTGGAAAGATACTATTGCAGCGGTGAAGGCAGCACATCCGAAACCAGAATAATGAGACACCTGCGTCCTTTCTTCAGAGGCGTTTATTATGATTATTCTAAGTTAGGGTCACAGGTAATGGCGACAGTTAAAGAAGTTCAGGCGAAACTAAATACCCATGAAGCGGTCTGTGCTGAACGGTGGAAAGAGACCATTGAGCGAATAAAGCGTCTTGAGTTGATTATGATTACTTCTGCTGGAGCGGTGATTATCCTGATGGTTGGGATGCTTTGGAAGATATAAGATGCCCTTGTCAAAGATACAGTTTCGTCCTGGGGTTAACAGGGAAACTACGTCCTACGGAGATGAGAACGGTTGGTATAATTCCGACCTAGTTCGGTTCCGCAAAGGGCGACCCGAGAAAATGGGCGGATGGACCCGTCTTAGTAGCAACACTATAGAAGGAACGGGCCGGTCTCTTCATGTATGGGCCGCGTTAAGCGGCTCCAAGTACATGGGCCTTGGGACAGAGACCAAGTTCTATATAGAAGAGGGTGGGGGATACAACGATGTTACCCCTATCCGAGCTACAACTACTCTTGGAGCAAATCCCCTTAAAACAGGTGCAGCTAGTAGCGCAGTGGTGACTGTGACCGCCCCTAGCCATGGCGCGGTTAATGGAGACTTCGTCACGTTAAGCGGGGCAACGACTACGGATGGGATCACAGCAGCCCAGTTGAACACGGAACATGAGCTTACTCTCATAGACTCGAACAGTTACACGATAACAACAGCGGGTTCAGCTTCTTCCGGGTCCACCGCTGGCGGAGGCTCCTCTGTCGTTGCCACTTATCAGATAAACACAGGTCTCGACACGGTTGTAACTGGCACTGGTTTTGGGGCGGGTCTTTGGGGTGGACTTAGCACAGGCTATGCACAAACTACCCTCAATGACAGTGGCGGGATAAGCGATTCTGACACAACTTTCATTCTGACGAGTGCCTCGGACTTCGAGACAGCGTCTACTACCACCACCGCAGATTTGACTGCCTCAAGCTCCACCATAGCGGGCTCCAGTACAACGGGGTTTCCTAGTAAAGGTACCATTAAGATCGGAAGCGAAAACATTCGCTATGGAACCAATGCAGGGAATGTCTTTGGGGATCTGACAAGGGCGGACGACGGCACTACGGCGGCGAGTTCCTCCAGCGGGGCTACCATAACCTTTGTTGGACTTGTCCTGATTGACGATGAATTACTCCAGTACACGGGCAAATCATCCAATACGATTAACGCGGGAGTCGCCAGGGCAGCCAGAGGAACTACGGCAGCGGCCCATGATGATGGTGCAACAGTTAAAGAAGCCAATGACTTTGTAGGATTCGGGCAAGCCTCGGCCACCGCCGCAGAATCAGGATCAAATATTCGGCTGTGGGCTCAAGATAACTGGGGCGAAGATCTTGCGTTTAATGT